ATATTCCACAATTTACCGTTCAAACAAATGCGATTGGTATCTTAAACATATTAGAAGCTTATAGACGTTCATGTCCAACAGCTAGATTCTATCAAGCTAGTTCTTCTGAAATGTTTGGAAATTCGGTTGACGCTGATGGGTTCCAAAGAGAAACAACACAAATGACACCAGTGAGTCCTTACGGTTGTTCTAAAGTGTTTGGTTATAACATTGTTAGAAACTATAGAAACGCTTACAAATTACACACGTGTAATGGTATCTTATTCAATCACGAATCACCTAGAAGAGCATCTAACTTTGTAACTAATAAAGTTGTAAAGACAGCTGTTGAGATTAAATTAGGTTTAACAGATAAATTGGTTTTAGGTAATATGGATTCTTACAGAGATTGGGGTCACTCAAAAGATTATGTGAAAGCTATGCACTTGATTATCAATCACGATACACCAGATGATTTTGTCGTGTCAACAATGACAACTCACTCGGTTAGAGAAATGGTTGAATATGTGTTTAAAAAATTAGACTTGGATTACACAAAATATGTTTCACAAGATGCTAAGTTTCTTAGAGCTGAAGAATTGAAATATTTAAAAGGTGATTCAACAAAAATTAGAGAAACACTTGGGTGGAAACCAGAATACACGTTTGAAACATTGATGGATGATATGATTGACGGGTGGTTGACTAAACTAAAAAAATAAAATAATAATTAAAATGTCCTAGTATTTTTACTGGGACATTTATATTTATAATAAAAACAAACTTATGCCAAGAAAAGTTTCTACACCTATAAAAACAACCGCTGCTAAGCCAGCTAGAGCTACTAGAGCTAAAAAAACAGAAACAACCGCTATTGTAATCCCAGTACAACTTAAACAAGATTTGCTTAGTCAAATTAAAATTGATTTAAAACATAAGAACGAAATCCAAAAGAAACTCACCCAATCAATTAAAAATGGTGATGTAACTATTTGTACTGGCCCAGCTGGTACTGGTAAAACTCTTCTTAGTGTTGCTGAAGCGTTAATTTTATTAAAAACAAACCCAGAAATTTATTATGAAATAAAATTAGTGAAATCAATCGTCCAACTTAAAGACGAAGATTTGGGTACGTTGCCAGGTGATGAGAGAGATAAATTAAAATTTATCATGATGTCATTCTTTGATGCTTTTTACAAATTAATCGGTGAAGAACTTACCAATAAATTATTAGAGGCTGGTTATATCAAAATGGAAGTATTTGGTTCTATTCGTGGTAGGTCATTATCAAATTGTATTATTCTATTTGATGAATTCCAAAACGTTACCGATAATAACGGAAAAACACTTCTTACTCGTTTCTCAGAAAACACCAAAGTTATTGCTTTGGGTGATAGCAATCAAGTTGACCTTAAAAAACCAGAAACTAGTTGTTTAGCTGAGTTGGTTAGAATGGCAAAGCTACACCCAGAAGAAGGCGTTAATGTTGTAGAGTTTACTGAAGCAGAAGTGGTTAGACATAGACTTACTAGATATTTCATAAATATTTTTGAACATAAAGACTACAAGAAAAAAGAAGCCCCACAAAGACGAGAAACTGATTTACATCCACCAAAACCACCAAAAGATAGGGTTATTAAAGAAGGAGGGTTTTTTAGTTTTTTAAATTTTTTCAAAAAAAATAGATAATTTAATAATTTTACTTTACTTATTCCTATTTTATCAGTAGATTGGTATCATGAAAATAGGAATAAGTACAAATGAGGTTTTAAGAGATTTTATCGGCCAACTGGTTTACACCTACGACAAATACATCGGTGAAACTAATCTTACGGAAGATGATGTTACTAGTTTTAATTTAATCGAACACTTTAAGTTTGATGATATTAACAAGCTTAATTCGTTTCTATATTTAGAAGCACCTCTAGAAATTTTCGGTCATGCTGACCAAATGTCTGATGGTTTAATGAACCATTTCAATAATTTTATTATGGATATGAACGATGATGGTGAACACCAAGTTGAATTGGTTAGCCGTGAAATCGATAAAAGTATTCCATCCACCTATTTCTTTTTATCTAAAACTAGTTGCAGAATCGGGAACATTAGATTCGTTAAACAAAACTCTGAAGAATGGGGTGATTGTGACATATTAATTACTGCTAACCCTATTGCATTAGAAAATAAACCATCTGGAAAAATTAGTGTAAAGGTAAAAGCGTCTTACAATAAAGATGTTGCTGCTGATTACGAGATTGACTCTATTTTGGATTTTATTAGAGATGAAGAACTTAGAAATAGAGTTTTAACAACAATAACAACAACTTACGAAGAAATTTAAAAACAATGATTGAATTTGGAGGAATAATCTATCAACTAGATTTAGACGCTTTAAACGAAGCGATTAAAATAAAAGGCCACAACGCTAAAGACGTTATCATGGAAAGAGTTGTAAAAACTTATACTGATGAAAAAGGTGACGTAACTGGTACTGAAATCTTAGAAACTTTCAGAGAAAGAGGTTTAGACATAGACTCAACAAAGTATGACGTTCTTAGAATGTTAATCGATGTTATCATGGATGACTTAGATGATGAACCAGATGATTCATTAGGTACTGAGAGAGCTTTAAATAAAAAAACTGTATCGTATAGAATCGCATTCAATACGCTAAAACAATATAACATTCTAAAAGAAATATAACAACCCAAAAACAAAACAAAATGGACGAACAAACAAAACAAATTGAAGAACAAATTGGTCAAATTACCAGTGTTATCAAAAATTTAGAAGATAAAAATTTTAATATTTATTTCTTCACGTTAGATACTAAAGGTAACCCTACTGCGGGTATCGCAAATATCTACGAACACGTTAAGTTACTTAACGAATTAGGATACAAAGCTGCTATCCTACATGAAAAAAATGACTATAAATTGAAAGCTGATGAAAACGGACAAGGTTTGTCTGAATGGTTAGGTGAAGAATATGCTGCATTACCACACATTTCAATCGAAGGTCAAAACTTAAACATTAGTCCAGCTGACATTATTGTTATCCCAGAGATTTTCTCTAATGTTATGGACCAAGTAAAAGCTTTCCCATGTAGAAAAGTTGTTTTTTCTCAAAGCTACGATTACTTGTTAGAATTATTACCTATCGGTAAAAGATGGAATACTGATTATGGTTTCAACGATGTAATCACAACTTCAGAAAAACAAGCTGACTATTTAAAAACATTATTCCCATCAATCAACACTCAAGTTGTACCAGTATCTATCCCATCTTATTTTAAAGATAGTGATAAACCTAAAATTCCTGTGGTTTCAATCCTTACTAGAAATCAAGGAGATGCTGCTAAAATTGCAAAATCATTTTACTTACAATTCCCAATCTATAAATGGGTTACATTTAAAGAATTAAGAGGGTTACCTAGACAACAATTCGCTACTGAATTAGCTAAGTCTTGTTTGGCTGTGTGGGTTGACGATACGTCTGGTTTCGGAACATTCCCGTTAGAGGCTATCGAATGTAATACAACTGTAATTGGTAAAATGCCTAATCTTATCCCAGAATGGATGGAGACTAAAGATGAAGAAGGTAATCTAATCATTAATAACAATGGTGTTTGGACTAACACAACAATAAACATCCCAGAATTAATTGCAACTTATTTGAAAGTTTGGTTAGAGGATTCAGTACCAACTGACTTAGTTGAAGGAATTAAAGCTTCACAAGGTTTATATACAGAAGAAAAACAAAAAGATGCTTTAGCTAAAGCATATGATAATTTAACAAATAACAGAATTTTAGAAATGCAAAATTCTTTAGCTAGATTAGAAGAAGCTAAAACACAAACAACTAACGCTTAATTAAATTTACAGACAAATGGCAAAAACAAATATTTCAGTAATCCTTCCAGTTCATGAATTGAACGAAGTGACAAAACCTATGTTTCAAAACGCAATCCAAAGCGTTACAGACCAAACAGTACAACCAGATGAATTAATCATTGTTGTACCTAAAGGTAGTGAAACAGCAAAATACATCAAAGACTTTGACTTTGGTGCAAATAAAAAATTAGTAGTTATCGCTGAAAACGATGGGGCTACCGATTTTTCTTCTCAAGTTAATTACGGTGTTTCTGTTGCTAAAACAGAATGGTTCTCTATCTTAGAATTCGATGACGAATACGCTAAGATTTGGTTCAAAAATGTAGTTGATTATAGAGATGCACATACCAATGTTGACCTATTTTTACCAATCGTAATCGATGTGGATTCAGTTGGTAACTTTATCGGTTTCACCAACGAAGCAGTTTGGGCTAATAGCTTCTCTGACGAGTTAGGTATTTTAGATAACAACGCATTATTAACTTATCAAAACTTTAATATTGATGGTATGGTAATCAGAAAATCTACTTATGATGAATTTGGTGGGTTCAAACCTAGCATGAAATTAACGTTTATCTATGAGTTCTTGTTACGTATGACTTTCAAAGATGTTAGAGTAATGGTTATACCTAGATTTGGTTACAAACACGTTAATCAAAGACCAGGTTCATTGTTCTCTAATTATAAAGAAACTCTAGACCCAGTTGAGGCTAAATGGTGGTTATCAACAGCGAAAAAAGAATACTATTTCCCAAAAGATAGACAGATAACATACGAGTCACAAAACTAATCAATGATTACCAAAAGAGGACGCAAAAGGAAAAACGATATGTACTTTGGTCCAGATGAGGAAGAAGCGGTAGTCAAATTTTTAGAATCAGATAGTGAAGCGGAGAGAAACGTGATTTTTAATGAATGGTTAAAAGCACCATTAGATAAAATGATTGAATCAATAATCAGAAGATATAAATTATATAGAAAGGGTGAAACTTTTGAAGAACTTCATGGTGACACCGTTTCTTTTCTGATGACAAAGGTACATAAATTTGAAACTGGGAGAGGGAAAAAAGCTTATTCGTATTTTGGAACGATAGCTAAGAATTATATTCTAGGGTTATTAATTAAAGATGAGAAGTACATGAAACAGACGGCATCCTATGAGGACATGTCGTCTAACCTAGAAGGGAGGTCAGACTTAACTTATGTTATCGATGGTGATGGTTTTATGATGGACGATTTTATTAAAAAATTATCCGAGGGTATCAAAGAAGAAATGAATGATGAAAACCAACCACCTAAAAAGAAATTAAACGATAATGAAAGAAAAGTAGGGTTAGCTCTTATAGAAATTTTAGAAAACTGGGAAACAGCATTTGAAGCTATGGATGGTGGTTCCAAATATAATAAAAATTCTGTTTTAGAAACCATGAGGAACTATACCAACCTATCAACAAAAGATATTCGGTTGGCTATGAAAAGATACAAAGAGCTCTATGAGCTATTAAAACATCATGGTTTATAGAATTATTACAATAAAACCGTATTAACAGGTATTTATAGTAAAACAAAAAAACCATGCCTAGAAAGAAAAAACAAGAAGTTAAAGTAAACAACAACGAATCGTTAGAAGGTCTTATGCAAGAAACTTATAATGATGCGTGTTTACAAATCAATGATGCTCAAAAGACCATCAATGAATTATCAGCTAGTGCTACACCAGAAGATATCGATGATTTAACAAAGATTGCTAAAGAAAAAGGTAGTTTATTAAAAGTTAAAGATTCGGCTATTAGAATAAAGTTAGAGTTGGCTAAACTACAAAGCGATATTATCAAAAATCGAGGGGATGCTGAAGGTGCTATTTCTGAAAGAAGTAACGGTTCTGCATCTCTTAGTGATTTTAAAACTATTCGTGAAATGTTGAAAAACAAAGATGTAAATGACGATGACGATAATTAATCAAAATGGGTGTACTAGATAAAAAAAGAAAAGTTTTTGGAAATATTGCTGCTGCTAAAACTTTGACAGAATCGATGCCAAAGTTAAAGCTCAGCTCATCATTTCCATCAGTCAACAATAATGGGGATAGTATTACTTTCCTTACAGACCTAATCAAATCATTGATTGGGTATGCTGCGTTAATCAAAGCACTAGTTGATATCCTTACTTCCTCAATTGAAGAAATTGAAGTTGAAATCAAAAAAGCCCTAAAAACAGAGTTAAAAAGTATTGTTAGTTGTGGTATCGACCCTAGCTTACCAGCTTTTATTAAATCAAATAGTACTACAGGTATTGTTATTGAAGTTAAAAAAATTGACTTCTTAGATTTAATGAAGGTTGACCCAACTAGTGTGTCTGGTAAATTAATGTACGATGACCCAACAGCTGGTCTTACATCAACAGACTTCAACACTTTTTTATATGCTGTCATTCAAGATGATGGAAACACTCATACATGGCAAAATATTATTGATTTTAAGTTTGTTTCTTTGGACCCTAACGGTCTTAACCCTAACAATAGTCTTATAATCAAAGCCAACCCAAGTTACGATACCAAAACTCTTAACGATTTAAACAATAATTTTGTTGATAGTCTTAATTTATTTAATTCGCAAGGTTTGGTAAATAAGATAATTGACACTATTTTTGGTTCCATATCATTTAGTTTAGGTAAAAGTAGAAAACAATTGGAAGCCGAAGCAAAAATTAACAACGTAGTTGATAAGATTGTAAACACAGATGAAGGTCAAACAATTAGTGATACTTATTTTACTTTTGACAACCAAGAAATATCCAATATTCAAAACGAAGCTGACGAAAGAAAAAAAGGTATTATAAAAGTCAAAGCATCAACAACATTTAATGCGTCAGTACCCGAAACTAATCTTACAGATTTCAATACTGATATGGGAACTGCTGTAACAACACAACAGAAAAAAGAAGTTTTATCTAGTCACTTAGATAAAATGGCTGATAAAACAACCGATAAATCACCAAACCCACAAGATAAACAATCAATAAAGTTAAACTTTGTGCAACGAATAATTAACACTTTGATTAAAGCGATTGTTAGTGTTGTTTTATCACCAAAGGTAGTTCTTATTTTCTTGGTAAACTTTAAGATTGTTTATGGGCCGACAGCGACTTATGGTGACGGTGTTGACTTTATTAAAAAGAACAAAGCATTGTTCAAAAAAATAATTAAAAAAATTACAACAATGATTATCCAAATGTTATTGGTGATTGCGTTGAAACGAATAGCTGAATTAGTTGGTCAAGCACAAGCAAAAAAACAAATTGATAAAGCAAAGAATAAAATCGTCCAGTTGTTAAGCCTAGTGGGTGTACCGCAAGAGGCGATTAGAATTATAAAAGGTTTAGGATAATGGCGTTTAATATTGACAAAAAAGAAGACACAAATTCAAGTAATTCTAGTTTTAATCTAGGAAGTATTAGTGGTGTACTAAACATTATTTTATCAGCGTTCTCTATTCCAGATGAACCTGTTGCCCCTTTACCACCACCACTAATTATGATTGGTGCAAAACTAAGACCAGGTGTTTCTGCACAAGCTGTTGCGTCTAGAATTATTTCTAGACAATCAGAAGCTGGTAGACAAGTTGGTGATGTATTTGCTGACGGACCTAATAACGAAGAGGCTATGGAGTTAATTCGTATTGAAGAAATTATTAACGCTGTTTTAACTGAAGCCAAAGTAGATGTTGTTATTCCACCTGGAATATCGGTAATGACTATTGGTGTGGGTAATTTAGGTGCACCAGTTGTATCACAAGGTGCAACCACTACAATGGGAATCGGTGACGGTATAATTAGATAAAAAAAAATATTATGTACGAAGATTTAGATGAAAAATCAAACAATGAAATTTTGTTTGAAATTAAACAAATGGAAGCTGACCATGAAGCTATCAAATTAAAAATGTTACAAGATTACGACAAACTAGTTGAAATCGAAAAAAGATTTGACGCAGCAAACAAAATAATTGTAAAAAGGTTAAAAGGAGAATAATATGTATTTCAATATTAATGATGGTAGGAGTAGTTTGGCTAGAGGTCAGTCTGGTGATTATGATGACGTAAGTAATTTTAAATATTTAAAATATGGTGTTGTTGTATCCACTAAAGATGAATATGGTCTAGGTAGAATCAAAGTTAGAATTAATGGTACAGCAGCAACTGGTGGTGATAAAAACACTACTGATGCTGATTTACCGTATGCTTCACCTATGATTCCAAAACACCTTCAAGTTACCCCAAAAGTTGGTGAGGCTGTATGGGTTTTTGTCTTTGACAAAAACAGACAACACACTGATAGGTTATATGTTGGTCCAATCACATCTCAATTGGATAGGTTAACATATGATGATGGTAAGTTAACCGCTTTTAGAGGTTTTTCTTTCGGTGCTATGCTCCCAAATACCAACATTGATGATATACCACAATTGGTTGGTGTTTTCCCTAATAAAGAAGACATATCAATACAAGGTCGTTACAATACTGACATTACTCAGAAAACAAATGAAATAGTTATTAGAGCTGGTAAATTTGAATCGGCACCAACCACTAGTAACAACCCTTACCCATTCATATTTAACACCAAAACTCAAGCATATATTCAAATCAAAAACGATACATCGCTAAGTAGAAATCAAGAAGGTGGGGCTGGTGAAAAAGGTACAATAACAAATATTGTTGCAAATAAAATTAACCTTATCACACATAAAGATGGTAGTCCTAGATTTAACGTTACGGGTCAAGACAATTTGATTAGTGAAGATGAAATGTTTAGAATACTAGAAGAAGCCCACCAATTACCTTTTGGTGATGTTTTAATTGAGTATTTAAAGTTATTAAAAGAAGCATTGTTTGCACATGTTCATAATGGAAACGGTAATCCAGCTACTGATTTAACAGCATCTGGTAATAAACAAGCACTAGCCACTTTCAAATCTAGAGCTGAAGACTTAGAAAAATCAATGTTATCTAAAAACATTCGTATTAATTAATCTTTTTAGATATTTATATTAAAAGATAAAATGGTAATACGTACATACTTCGATAAGAACAACACTATCGTCAGCAACACCAATGTTAATACTGGATTAAACCCAGTAACTGAACTATTCTATGGTGGTGCTGAAGGTCAACACCAATATAGTAGATTCTTATTCCATTTCGATGAAACTCGTCTTAGAGATTTATATACAGGTGGAACATTCACAGACTTAACTAAGTTAAAACATACCCTAAGAATGACCAATACTGGTTCATTCGATAAAGAACTATTGAACACAAACATGGGTTCAAAAGATAGAACTAGTTCTTTTGACCTTATCACATTCAAAATCGGTCAGCCATGGGATAATGGTGTTGGTTATGATTATGAAATCCCTATTTTAACACACGGTGATGCTTCGTTTTATAACGGTTCATCAAATTGGGTTAACGCTCAAACTGGTGTTGAGTGGGACCAAGGGACAGGGGTTTATTCTGGTTCACCATCTGGTATCACCGTATCAACACAACATTTTGATAAAGGAAATGAAAACATTTCAATGGATGTTACTGATTACGTTAATGGTTTATTAACTGGTAACGCAAACTTTGGTTTGGGTGTGGCATATGCTAGAGCTTATGAGATTATGAACACAACGTCATTACAATATGTTGGGTTCTTTACGAACAACACTCAAACATTCTACGAACCTTTTATCGAGACAACGTATTCTAACCACATTACAGACGATAGGAACGACTTTTACCTAGATAAACAGAACAAACTATATCTTTACGTAAATCTTGCGGGAAATCCAACGAATTTAGATTTTAACCCTAACGTAGATGTGTATGATAACAATGGTAGTTTATTTGCTTCATACCCTAACAATATGGTGAACCACGTAACCAAAGGTGTTTATTCTATCGACATACTAGTTCCAACAACAGCTAACAACGTTGAAACAATGTACAGCGATGTTTGG